ATTGGTGTTGGTGCAGCTGGTTCTACTGGCTACACCGGTTATACTGGTCCAACTGGCTATACCGGTGATGACGGTGCATCTGGTGCTACTGGTTATACCGGAGCTGGTTCTACTGGCTATACTGGTCCAACTGGTTATACAGGTCCCCATGGAGCTACTTCAGCTACTGGTGCGACAGGTGCAACTGGTTACACTGGTTATACTGGTACTATTGGTGAAACTGGTTACACTGGTTATACTGGTACTGGTGCAACTGGTTACACTGGTCCAATCGGTCCATTCGGCTATACTGGATATACTGGATATACTGGTGATTCTGGAGCTGCCGGAGCTGCTGGAGTAACTGGATACACTGGATATACAGGATATACTGGTGATTCTGGAGCTCAAGGTCCAACTGGTTACACAGGTTATACTGGTTATACTGGTGACTCTGGAGCAGACTCAACTGTGACAGGTCCAACTGGTTACACTGGTCCTACTGGCTATACTGGAGATTCCGGTTCAGATTCAACTGCTACTGGTCCAACTGGTTACACTGGCTATACTGGTTACACTGGTTATACTGGTCCAAGTACTATAGTTGTAAACGAAATTGTAACTACAGTAGGTGGTTCAGCAGTTGAAAATTTTTCAGCTGGTAATTTCGCTAACGTAGCTGGAACAGACGTTATTTACTGCACATTAGTAGATAATGGAACTAATAATGTTTCTATTTTATCAGCTGTTACTAACGCTGGTTCTGTAGACGTAACATTTAGTGCTGACCCAACCGCTGATACAGTTTTCAATGCATTAGCTATGACACCGAAAGCGTAGAAAATAGTTTTTCTTTTCCCTGCTTATTTTTGCGGGTGAGTGGGGAGATAGGAAAATTAATAAAATTCTATGCCGATTATAAAAGATATTAAAATCCCATATCCAACGGAGGGAGTTATTCGTTCATCTCAATTAAGTGATACTGTTTGTCCTGAAAATTCTGTTCAACTAGCAATCAATATGCACTTTGACAGAATTGGTTCGATGACTACTCGCCCTGGAGTTGCAACTTTTGCCACAACCTTAGCTGGAAGTGTAACTGCTTTTGGTACTTTAAATATAAATGGAGGTAATAAAAGATTGTTTGCTCAAGTTGGTAAAGATATTTCAGTTTGGAATGGAACAACCTGGACTTCAGTTGATACGGCAACAGTTACTACTAAAGCTAGATTTAGTCAATTTTTAAATAGAGTTTGGAGGATAAACGGCAATGCTGGTGATAAACCAGAAACTTCAAATGGTGGTACTTTCGATACAATAGATGTGCCAGCAACTTTTCCAGCAGCTGATTTTATTGAAGCTGGTTATGAAGGGCGTGTCTGGATAGCTGATGCCTCTACAGATATTCTTTATTATACTGACATTGTTCAATCAACAGATGGAACAAGTTATGTTTCTCCATTAACTTTCGATATTACAACTAATTTCATTTCTAAATTTTCACCACAGGACGGAGAATCAATTACCGGATTGTTTAGAGTCCCTAAAGCTCTCTTACTATTTAAACAGAATCATATCTATCGTGTTTATAGCACGACTAATGTTGACCCCTATCCTGCTTATAATGTAGGAACTTACTCCCAAGAATCAATAGTTCAAGGTAAAGATGGCGTTTATTTCCATCACTCTTCTGGTTTCTATAAATTCACTTACGATACGCAACCGACTGAAATTTCTCGTAGAGTAATTGACTTTGTAAAAGCTATCCCTCGAAGTTCCTATGATGATATTGTCGGAGTTTATGATGGCTATGATGCTATAAAATGGTCTATTGGTGCTGTAACTGTTGAAGATGTTACTTATTCTAACTGCCAAATGCGGTATTCTATTTCAACTCAAGTTTGGACTATTTATGATTTTGCTGATACAAGTCTTACTGCTTTAATCAGATATGATGACGGAACTACTATCGAACAAATTGCTGGGACTTCTACTGGGTTAGTTGGCAAATTGGATTCAGGTAAAACTGATTTTGGTAGTTCAATCTATTATGAGATGATTGATAGATGGCGTTCTTTTACTGAAATGTATGCTCACTCTAAAACATTGGGTGGAGTAGCCGTCTTGAATGAAAATGCTGGAGGAGCTTTGGTGCAATATCAAACTGACAAAGCACTTGTAAATAAATGGACGAATATTGACACAATCGATGAAAGTTGTGTGGCTTTATTTCCGAATAATGTAACAACTGATTTTAATTTAATTAGATTACGAATCAAAGGAAACTCTACAGGAGTTCCAATAATTATTAATGGTATCGAAATACTTTCACTTGACGATACCGGCTTTGACCAAAATTAATATGAAATTATCAGAATTATTTTTAAATAGATTTCTATATCGTGACTGGTCCCAGGATTCAGAAACCAAGGACTCTTCTTTTGTTTCTACCGATTCATCTGAAGTTGAAGTCGCAGCAATCCCTTCTGGCGGTGCAGCGGCTGATGTGAATACTGGGAATGTTATGATTGATTCTGCTAATATACCATCAACTGTTATAAATGCTGGAGATTATGGATGGACGCAAAGTTGTACTTTTTCTTCAACTGATTTGAATACAGTTTCTTGGGGAGCTGGAACATTTTTAGATTCTGCTGGAAATTCTTATTCTATTTCTGCAGGTAATACTGGTAATATGACAGCTAAAACTTATATTTATTTATCATTACTTGAATCCGAAACAGTTTATCAAACGAGTACAACTTCTTCTGATTCAGTTGGAACAGGTAAAGTATTAATTGCTGTAGCTAAAAATGAATCTGACGCGGCTACATATAACTTAGTAGAAGCTAACCAGATTGTAGGTGATAATATTTTAGTTAATACTATAGATGCTGGAAAAATTGTTGCTGGTTCATTGATTGTTGGAACAAACGTAGCTATCGGAACAGCTGAAGATGCAGCTGGTGTTACTACTATTGTTGGGAATACTGTTACTACCAGTTATGTAAATGCTTTAGATATTACAGCTACAGGACAAATTACTGCAGGTTCAATGCTTATAGTTAATGGAGTGAATACAATTGGTTTTACTCCTGCTGGAGCTAATGCTATTTTTGCTGGACCAACTGGTTCTCCAACATTTTATGTAACTCCTGCTGGAGCTTTAACAGCAACTTCAGTAACTATTACTGGAGATGTAACTGCTACTGCGGGTTCAGACTGGACTGGAAATTCAATAGCTGCTGCTTATATTGGTAATTTAGATGCTAGTAAAATAACTACAGGTTCACTTACGGTAACTCGTACAGATGCAAAATGTACTGATGCTAATGCTGACCAAACTTCTGCTAATACAGCTGCTGATACAAGTGCGGTAAATGGTTTAGCTTCATCTAGTGTAAGTGGATGGGCTCATGGTTCAGATACAACTAAAATAGATGGTGGAGATATTTATACTAATACAGTTACAGCAACACAAATTTATGTTACTAGCTTATCAGCTCTTTCTGCTAATGTTGGAACACTTACTTCTGGAATAATACAAGGTGTTACTTTTAAAACTTCAGCTTCAGGTTCTGAAAGAATAGAATTAACTGGAGATAATTTAATTTTTTATTCAGGAAGTAGTATCAAAGCAACTGTTGATGGTACAACTGCTGGAAGTGGTGGAGTAAGAAGTACAGGAGATTGGTTTACAGCTAATAATAGGTCATATTGGATAGCTTCTTCTGCTGGTGGGTCAACTCAATATGGTGGTATAGGTATTAATAGCAGTAATCAATTTTGGATGACATTAGGTACTGGAAATACATTATATTGTATGAATAATGGTCAAAGTTCACAATTATTTTCATTAAGTACTTCTAGTTTTCGTTTTGGTGGTCCATCTTATACTACTATTCATTTTACTCCTTATACTACAAATACACAGGACCTTGGAACTTCAAGTTATAATTGGAATGATGTTTATTGTAATACTGTTGGTAATGCTTCTGGTAATGCAATATGGTTTGACCAATCTGGTCGTGTTCAAGTTGATAATCATTTTGACCCATCAGGAACTGGTTCTTATAATTTAGGTGGTTCAACTAGATATTGGGCTGATGTTAGTTATAAAACATTAACTGATAGAGGTTGTCTTGGTTGGTTTGATGATGGTGTAGAATTACAAGATGGTCGTATTGTTTCAGATATGGAAGCTCTTCAAATAATACAAAAACATCCTACAAAAAAAACTGTTTATGGAAAGCCGATGCTTGATTATAAAACTTTTCCTAAAGTTTCTTATAAGAAAGCTGCTGACCATGAAGGCAAAGAATATCTTAGAGATAAAAATGATGAACCATATATAAAAAATGAAACTGATATTCCGGCTGATGGAATTGAAATGACTTCTGTGTTTTCAATTATGATTGGAGCATTAAAAGAATTAGATAATAGATTAAAAATAGCAGAAAAAGAAATTGAACTACTAAAAAATAAATAATATAACAATCATATGATAAGAAATTTTTACAAAAAAGATGGTAGCTACTACTATGCTGATAATAATCAGAAAATTTATAATATCCCAGAACTTCAAGCAACTGCTCAAGCCGGTGGAGTAGAAGTTCCTTATGTTGCA